TCCTATTCAATTTTTTAATAATATATGCGTAAGCATATATTATTAAAAAAGTAAATAGCTGTTCCTATTCAATTTTTTAATAATATATGCGTAAGCATAAATTATTAAAAAAGTAAATAGCTGTTCCTATTCAATTTTTTTTAAATTTCATTTAGTTTAGCTAATAATAAATTAAATTTTTCATCTATAGATATTTTTTTAGATTCGGGGGTTGACCAAGTTCTTATATCTTTTTCTAATAATTTAGGATGTCTATCTATAACAAATTTGCAACCTCTTTTTTCTGTTTCTGGTTTAAAATAACAATATTTTGGTATCTGGCTTATAGTAATATTGCAATCAATTGGTAGATTATTTGTTTTTTTCCCAGAATTTTTAATTAATTTAATTTGTGTTAATTCTTCATTATTTTCTACAATATTAATATCATTAATAGTATTTAATTTTTGTATATTTTGTTCAATAACATTTTTAGGATAATGACTTAATTTAAGAATATCATTATATTCAGTTATTAGATTATTACGTTCTAATTCTGTAGTGGTATCATAAATAATAGGTCCTAATTCTGGATGTTCGTTTTTTAATTCAATTAACTTATCTATAGTTTGTTGTAATTTATATTTTAGACTAACAGCTTTTGATTTAGTTGATTTCCAATTATATTTCTTATCATTAATACATAATGAAGTTATACCTTTTAATTCTATATAGAAAAAATCTCCATGTAATCCATTTGGTTTTCCATAATAAATATTTTTTGGTATTTGATCTAATTTAATATCTGAATTTTCTGGTAATTCAATATGGCGATCACGTTTCTTTTGATTAAAATTTTGTGCTGTTTGTGAATTTACTTCTCGTAAATTACATTTACGATTATCAGTACCTATACGATTAATATGGTCTATAGTATGTTGTTGTCCTTTACCTTCAAATGTTAATTTATTCATTATAAAATTATGTAAATATAATTCTTTTTTTACATCATTGTCAAAATGCGATGAAGCAATATAATTACCATCTGAACGAAAATGCCAAGATTTATTAATCAGTTGGGCTTTTTTATCAATATCAACAACAAACATTTTATATTCTTCGTTAAATGGTATGCAACAAACTACATATTGTTTATCTTTGTAATTAATTATTTCATGATTTAATTCTTTTGTTGTTTTTGTTGTTGTTTTTCGTTTAGTTGATATGATTTTTACTTTTTTTTTGATGTTAATAAATCTTCCTAATTCATTTGTTTCTAATTCTTCATCTGTGGTTTCTGATGTTTCAATAATGTGTGTCATTGTAGATTATTATTAATATATATTATTATATATTGATAATATCTTTAAGTATGTTAAAATTTCAATTTTTTAAGAATACTATTCTTAATTTGAGTACGCTAACCCCCCCATACCGCTCATGATTCTTAATACGTTATAGTTTGTAGCGTATATTGAGATATTTGAGTTGCTTGCAATGTAGTCTGTCTTGAAGTCAGTTGAGTCTGGTGCACCGCCAAAGGTTAAATTGAGGGTTGCGTTATCAATACGAGACATGTTGCAGGTGCCAGATGGTTGATGTTCTTCTGGGTTGAGGGAGAAGGAGTACATATTAAGTCCATCAGTTGGGGTATTAGAGTGATGTTGGTATGGTTGTACATAGTTGAAGTAGTTGCCATCGCGTTCGGTGAAGCGATCGTGGCCATTTAATTGAAGTAATACTTTGGATACTGGGTTGCCTGCTTTGTTGATGTAGTAACCATAGTTATCTTTTTGGGTTACTACAATATTGCTTGTAGTGGCACCATCAGTTGCTACACCTGCAGTAACTGATGCTGTAGTTGTTGCGGCTTGAAGAGTTGCTAAATCAAGTGTTATTCTAGTAGCAACAGTATGAGTAGAGTCGGTATATACGAAGAAACTGCTAGAGATTGGTTGGGAAACTTCTTCAATAGTTAATAAATCACCAAGAATGGTGATATTATCAATATCAGGTGTAGTATCAATAGCAATTGGTTTAATACGACCAGTGAATAATGTAGCTAAAGTAATAGGTACACCTTCTGCTAATGTAAGTGCATTTGAAGATAAAGATAGTAAACCTTCAGCATAGGTTGCAATAGCTAATACAAAGCGTTTAGTTGCGGTTAATATAGTATTATCTAAATCTTTTGGCTTGTATGCAAGGAAAGAATTTGCACTTTGGTAGCGACCAAGTTGGGTAATCCAGTATAAGGCTTTGCATGGGTGGTTGAAGTTTAATCTGAATTTTTGGGAGATAGAGTTAATTGATTCAGTGCCGGTGAATTGGACTTGTTCAATTAGGTATTCGTGTTGTGCTTGTGCGAAGCGTTTGCGTTCTTCAGTATCAAGGTATACATAGTCAACGAATAAAGATGCACTTTGCATATCCATTGATGGGATAGAACTGCCAGATAAGTGATTAACTAAATCAGCTAATGGAGTGAATTCAAAGTTAATCTTTACTTCATGGTATTGAAGAGCGATTAATGGAATTGCTAAGCCATCATTACGGTTATTGAAGAATTTAAGAGGAATGTATAAGTAAGCTGCTGAGTGAGATTTATTAAGAGTTGTAAGGGCGTCAGTGTTGCCAATCATTACATCATAGCCACGGTCGTGTGCCCAGTTGCGTGCTAATTCGTACCAGATATTGAGCCAATCGCCATATTGTTTATCAATACGAGTACCGCCAATTTCAAGTTCGACACTGTAGATAAGAGCATGGCCAACGCGGCTTACCCATGCCCATTCGGATGTGTGGGTGACAGATGGGAGTTGTACTTGGAGGTACATTTTAGTGATAAGATCACCGTTTCTGCTAATTTGGCAGGTTACCTTGCGGCCAAAACCTGGGGAACCATTGAATACTTGTTCGATATTTTCAATAGCAAAGTTAGTATGGCGTCTATATACTACTTTGAAGAATGTTATTTGAGGATTTCCTGTAAGATATACATCTTGAGCGCCATAAGCGACTAATTGCATTAAACCACCTCCCATATTATTTTATTTGTATTATATATATACTAAAGAAAAAAAAAATTCTAAAAACGCATATTTAAATATTTTATTTAAATTATATTATATATTATTTATATATATAAAATTATATAATTTATATAATTTTATATATAAATATGAATAATTCATCTAATCCATTTAGAGAAAAACATACAAAATATCGTACATATATAAATTCTAATAAAAATAATGCAATTACGACATTAGACAATAAACATAATGAAAAAATAGTTGAATTTAATAATCAAAATATTATCTTACAAAAAAAGAAAAAAAAATATAATAAATTATTAAAAGAATATAATAATTTACCAGATGATACAACTTTAAAAGAAATGAATAATATAGAAAATGAAATAAAAGAATTAGATACAAGAAAGAATGAATTAGAATATTATGAAAATACAATGGATATATTATTAAATTATTATACAAATACATCAAAAACAAAAACAGATAATTCAACAATAATAGATATAAATGATTTATTTAAAAAAAAAGAAATAATAAATCAAACTGTAGATAAATCTAAATTATATGATAAATATATGAAAATTGTTCATAATGTAAATACAAGAAAAACAAAAAATGTATATATACCTAAGATATGTAATAATTGTAAAGTAGAAAAAGTTTTACATATTAATGAAGGATATTTAATATGTACTTCTTGTGGTGATTCTGAACCTATTTTAATAGAATCTGATAAAACTAATTTTAAAGATTCTACTAATACTGAAACTAAAGCATCCGCTTATAAAAGAATTAATCATCTTTCTGAAATTTTAAATCAACTTCAAGCAAAAGAATCTACTGAAATTGACCCAGAAGTATATATACGTATTAAAGCTGAACTACAAGTTCAACGTATTTATGATTATTCTACATTAGATCATGCTACTATTCGAAAAATTTTAAAAAAACTAAAATTAAATAAATACTATGAACATATCTATTATATTATTAATAATATAAATGGTATTCCTCCACCAACAATATCAAGAGAACAAGAAGAAAATATTAAAAAAATTTTTAAAGATATTCAAAAACCATTCGCATTATATAAACCAAAAAAAAGAAAAAGTTTATCTAATTATAATCATATTATTTATAAAATTTGTGAATTATTAGAATATGATGATTTATTACCACTTTTTCCTTTGTTAAAATCTAGAAAAAATTTAGAAGAAAGAGATATTCTATGGGAAAAAATATGCAAGTATAAAAATTATCAATTTATACCATCTATCTAATTTATATTGAATTTTTAATTTAAATAGATATTTATTATTTATAATTTATTATAATTATCTTATATAATATTATATATAATGAATAAAGTTAAGAAAGAAAAACAAAATAATAAAATAGATTTTAATCTAAATCAAAATTTAAATGTTGATTTAGATATAAACCCAGATATAGATGACTATGTATTTAATGATAATACTAATTTTTTAGATGAAGAATATTTTATAGTAAATCTTCGAGTTAAACAACGTAATGCAAGAAAATATATAACAACAATAGAAAATATTCCATTAAAATATTTATCTAATACTGACAAATTAAATAATTTCTTAATTAAATTACGAAACGCTATATCATCTAGAGCAACTTTTAAAAAAGAAAAAGATGAACAATTTATAGAAGTATCTGGTAATAAAACAGATATTATGGTTAAATTATTATGTGAATTTTTAGATTGTTCTAGTGATATGATAAAAGTTCATGGATAAATCTAATTTAATATTTATTTATCTATAACAATAATTGGTTGATAAATATCTAATAATGTTTGAATAATAATAGAATATGAACATATCATTATTATTTCTAAATATGGTATCTTACCTATAGTAGAATATTTTAGTATCAAATACATAGAAAGAAACATAATAATTGCTCTAATACATTTAATATTGGTTAGAGTTAATTTAATATTATTCATTTATAATATATTATTATAAATTAAAATTAATTTGATTAAAATTAATTTTAATCAAATTAATTCCTGATATGCATCACTCTAAATATATTATCATTTATTTATAGGTTTAAAATTTAATTATAATATAATTAATATAAGTAATAATAATGGGAGGAGGATTAATCCAAATAGCTTCATATGGTATACATGATATATATTTAATAGGAAATCCACAAATAACATTTTTTAAAACTGTATATAAAAAATATTGTAATTTTTCTATGGAATATCTAGAAGAAACATTAAATAATGATATAAATTTTGGGTCAGAATTTAATTTAGTATTGCCAAAGAGTGGTGATTTATTACACAAGATGTATATAAAAATTGAACTACCACAAGTAGCAATTAACAGATTATTATATGGTGCAAATAATACAAATACATTTACTATAATATATAACGAATATAAAACAAAATATGATTTAATTATTAATTTTATTAATTTTATTAATTTTAATTTATTAGTACCATTGCAAAATTATATTAATGTTAGTTCTCTTAGATATAGCGAACTAAATCATCGGTATAAATTAATTTATAGTAGAATTAATTATTCAAGTGAACTAACTAAATTATTAAATACATATATTATTTTTAATGATACATTTTCAATTCCATTATATATTAAAAAATTATTAATTACTGAAACATCTGTATATAAAATAAGTAAAAATGCATCAACATATATGATAAATATATTAGATTTTGATTATTATTTTACAAATTATATAACTGTATCATCATCTAATGTTATTACTGATATGAATAAACTAATAAATAATTATTTATTACAACTAACCACGATTAAAGAACATTTATCTAAACAACTAAATAATTATTCAGATTTAAATAATATATCACAAAGAGAAAATATTAATTTTGCATGGGTAGAATATATAGGCCATCAAATTATAAATAGAATTAATATAGAAATAGGAGGGAAACAAATTGATTTTACAGATGCGATTAGAATGAATATACATTATCAATTAACTACTAAAATATTACACGAACAAACATATAATAAATTATTAGGTAATATTAATGAGCTAACAGCATTTAACTCAAATATTAAACCATCTTATTTATTATATGTACCAATAGATTTTTGGTTTTGTAAATATTCTGGATTATCTTTACCATTAATTTTTTTACGTTATCATGATGTAAAAATTAATATTAAATTAAATAATTTAATAGATTGTTGTTATTTTGAACAATTAAATTCATCTACTTATATAGAAGACATTGTTAAAATATCAAATATTAGTTTAATAATAAATAATATATATTTAGATACAGATGAAAGAAAAAAATTTGCACAATTAACACATGAATATCTTATTGACCAAACACAAATAATTAGATACACTGATATAACATCTTCTACAATTAATGTGGAATTACCTTTTTTTAATCCAATTAAACAATTATTTTGGGTTATACGTGATACAACTAATATTCAACGATTAAAATTTTTTGATTATAGTTGTTCATTTTATGTTGATATTTATAAATTTAATAATAATATAACTACTGATATACAATCTTTATCAAAATCTAATCTAATTCAGATTGAAACCACTAATTATAATCTAAATCAAAAAATAAGTATTGGTGATACAATTAAAATATCAAATAGTATATATTATAATGGAAATTATATAGTAATATACATAGAAAATCAATATTTATATATTATATTTAGTTATTATATAGAAGAATCATATTCTAATTTTTATAATAAGACATTAAATTCATATACACAAACATCAACATATTTAGCTAATTCAAATGCATTCATATATAAATATATTGAAACAAATCCAATTAAT